GTATTCGGGGTTGCCCCAAATAAAAGGCGAGAGGAAGATGGGTTCAGTAATAACAGTTGATATACCGATTTTCCAAGTATCCGCCACGTCAGTAGATAATAAACTTTGGTCGGTCCCACCAGCAGTAATGGTGTGTTGGACGGAATAAATAATCGGAAACGAACCTCTTGGGACTTGGTCTAAATCGTAAGAGGGGTTGTTGTAAGACGCTAAAGGGTTGTTATTAGCATTTACACCAGTAATATATTCTGCGTATGCTTGGTCGGGAAGAGCGGGGGTCATTGAGTTATAACGGTACAACTCTCTACTGTCGTTCATTCTTAACAAAGAGGGCAAGACATCCTTGGTATTGATGCTACACGTGGTGTTGTTAATCTGAACGGTTGCTGTTGTGAAGAGGGAGTTAAGAGGAAATGCTTGGAACGCATCTGTTAAACCATACGCCCACGCCAATTCGCCTATTGGAACTCCCGTAATGGATAACTCTACTGAAAGAGGGACGTTAATAAGAACATCTCGCCCAATCACGACATTTTCTGATGGTACTTGGACGTTAAATATAATTGCGGAAGAACTAGCACTTGTGGAAGGGAAAGGTTGAAAAGTGGTTTGAGATGCCCCCGATTTGACGGCAAAGTCCATATCAGAGGTAATATCGCCAATAACTGAGTCTCTAACGAGGATTGTTTTAAAGTCCGACATCTTATATACTATACAATTATAAAATATCGGGGACTGAACGCCTAAATAATATTTTTTTTGACGGCGAACGGTAAACTGCGTCGTTATTTCAAAAGTTCCACGTAGGGGCAAATTATCTCATCATCAAAAAATAATTCCTAAACATTTGGAAAAAACTTTATAAAAGAGGACGCAGTTTACCGTTCGCCGTCAAAAAATCCTCGTCCTATTATTTGTTTCTGCGACCCCCTTTAGACGCCCCTTCGGCAGTCATTGTCGGCATATTTTGCCCTATAGTTCCTTTATCATTATAAGCACCCTCAGCATTCTTCTTTAAAAAGGCAATCTTAATCGTGACCGTTCCCCCACTTGCTAAACGAAACGGCACTAAAGACCCATTAACCAATCTATAAAATATTTGTAAATCCAAGTTGAAAAGAGGTCTATTACCGTTAAGAGTAATCAATCGGTATTGTGCTGAAGGTTGATAGACGAGGAAAGGACGATATGCCCCACTCTCACTTACTAAATCCGTCACAATATTTGCGAAGTCCGAGTTATTACCTTGAAATCCGAGTTGTTGATTATTATTTAAAACGAGAGGTGTACTGACTTGATTTGGCGTAATAGGCATCGTATTACTCGTAAAGACAATTGCCGAAACGGGCGAAATATTTGCTATAGTACTTGTCTCTTGATAAGTAGAAATATAAGGAATGGATATTGGTGCGACCCCAGTAGCAATGGTGTCTACTTGAGGCGGTGTAATGAGAGAGGTATTTAACCCGCCTTGATTAACGACCCCGATTTGGAAGTTTTCATTACCTCCTAAAAGAGAATAACCGTTAATCGTCACGGGGAAAGAATTAAACAGATAAAACAGAGGGGCGTTCCAATACATCTTAATAGGTTCATTACCGCTAAGTGCGGGGTTGACGTCGGGGTTTAAATCATATTGAGGAATGGTAAATATTGACCCAGTATCACTTGACGTGTCCCATTGAAACAACGGCGGGAAATCCTCTGCTTGAATAGTGTAAACTGCTCCACCACTCCAAACATCGTAAGTAGGCATCGTATCACCACCCGCCAACACTGCTGTCGTAAGTGCGGTCAAAGCGTTCTTATACGTTTCGGTAATTAACAACGCTATATATTGATAGGAATAAGTATTGTAATATCCAGTGGTGTTGTTTTGGAGACCGTTAGAGGTTTGATTTGGAGGAGGAGGAGGAGGTAATGTTGACTGGTCTTGAGGAATCCATATTAAAGGAGTTGGTCCGCTAGTGTAATCGTTCCCACCGACTGAGTAAGTAAGGGTTATATTATAGATTGTTAAATCGGGATTGCCTTGATTTGGGACAATTGACGGAATCCAAACGGGTAAAGTACCAGTATCCACGCTAAAGCGGATAATGCTTAAATAGTAGTCTTCGGGGCAATTAATAAAAGGAAGAGTTCTGCTCTCGTTGTAATAAAATACGGGAGGTAATGTGTTGGAACTTTGGAAATTACTAATCGTCACGTCGTAATAGACTTGGTCGGGGTTATTATCTCTTTTTACTACGTTTAGTTGCGACATCTTATATATAATGTAGATTATTTAATTACAATATATACAACGAATATTTTTTTGACGGCGAACGGTAAACTGCGTCTCTATTTGGAAAGTTCCACGTAGGGGGACATTATCTCATCATCTTTTTTTTCTTCCTAAACATTTGGAAAAAACTTTATAAAAGAGGACGCAGTTTACCGTTTAATTCCAAGATTTCTAAGCGTAGCACCGTTCCTTAACCCTTTAGACCACTCTTAGAATAACAAGGGAAGAAGCACTAGTGGAATAATTAGCACCACTGTCTGTATTTACGACGACCTCTAAATCATCTAGACCGTTAGATTGGAATATCCCACTTACACAGAGGGTAGCATTGTCTACCGTGACTTGGTTGGCGAGTTCAAAGAGGGCAATAGTAGTAGCACCGTAGGTAAGTGAAAGAGAAAAGATAGTAGCATTCGTCATTGCGAGGGCAATGGATGTGTTGACTACGTATTGACCTAAAGCGGGAGTGACGGTTAAGAGGACTTCATCTGTGTTGGCGGTGAGAGCAACACCAGCGGGAATAGTAGGAGCACTAAAAGCACTTGTTAATTGACCTTGAGCGGATAAGAAGGACATTATATACTATATTGTTATAAAAAATTGGATAGTCGCCTAAATAAATTAGAAATCCGCATTGAACTCAAAGACATCCCCGACTTGCTCCCTATTTGCGAGAGCATACGATGAGACTTTTGCCTCAAAGAAGTTGGACTTTTGCTCTAAAGAGATGAGTTCCATATAACTAAAAGGGTTTGTTGTGTTATATAATTTAGCGTATCCCATTTGGAGACAGAGTCGGTCTGCGACAAACTGGATGTACTGGGTCATCAAATCGCTATTCATTCCAATAAGACGACAAGGCAACGCCCCGCATATAAATCGTATCTCAATATCAACTGCTTCCGTTATTACCTTATAGAAGTCCGTTTGCGATAATTTGTGGACGAGTTTGGAGTATAATAGGACGGCAAACTCTGCGTGGAGTGCCTCATCCCGACTAATTAGTTCATTACTAAAGGTTAGTCCGTTTAGCAAACCTCTCTTCCTAAACCAAAAGATGCTACAGAAAGCACCCGAAAACATTATCCCTTCCACACAAGCAAAGGCAACTAAACGGGTAGCGAAACTCTCTTGAGACCCAGTCCACTTAATGCAAAAGTCCGCTTTGTCTTTAATAAAAGGAAACTCTTGGATGGCGTTTAAGAGACGGTTTTTTTCCTTCTTGTTAGAAATATAAGTGTCTATTAAGGTCGCATATACTTCTTGGTGGATGCCCTCCATTGCGACTTGAAACCCGTAGAACAATCGTGCCTCTGAGTTCTGTACTTCATTGTAGAAACGCAAGGCAAGATTTTCATTAACGAGACCATCTGCTCCAGCAAAGAATGCTAATATCATACTAATAAAATAACTCTCATCTGTCGTCAGTTTGCCCCAGTCCGTTAAGTCCTTTGATAAGTCAATCTCCTCAGCAATCCAAAAGGACGCAACTGCTTTCTTATACATTACCCAAATGTCTTGATAGACCACTGGTAATACTACTAAACGTTCTTCGTTAGGGGTTAAAAGGGGTTCTTCCGTTCCGTTATCCATTATATATTATTGAAAATATTATAAAATGTTGAAAAAGGATGAAACGGTTGAAATAAAGGGTTAAAGTTAGATTATTTCGTGTGTATTTAGATTATTACACTCAAAAACAGATTAAAATAGATATAAAGTGGTTTTAATCTAAATATCGGCGAAATAATCTATATACCATTGTATTAATTTATAAATTAAACCACCAATAATCTATATATAGTTGAAAAAAAGGGTTAAATAGTTGAAAAAAGTATGC